TAGCACCATCAAGAACAGAAGAACTATCATTAAGTTCAGCCTCAATCATTGCCATTTCAATATAGTCATTAAAACGAGCTCTAGTATCAGACTCAGCTTTTAAATACCACATGTAGCCAGAAGCACCACCTTCAGAAGTAACTTCAACCCAACCAATTTTAGAAACGTCAGATCCAGATACCTCGTAGTAATCTTTCATTATGATTGGTTTATTTGTGAAAGTAGTAAATCTTGGTTCGTTAGCACCTCTTTGCTCAAGAGCAGCAGTAGTACCAGCACCAGCCGTGTACGCCATACCTTTACCGTATTCAGAACCATAAACTAATATAGTAGTTGCTTCTGAAGACGTAGCGCTTAATTGAGCAGCGCCTCTATCGTAAGGTGAAACCTCAATAGTAGTTGTAGAAGGAACTTTTGTTACTAAACATTTAACGATACCATTTGTAGCGTCAGATACAATAATAGTATCATTAACTCTAACACCGTGACCGTCTGCGTGTAAACTTTGACCATCAATATCTTTACTAATAGTAATGATAGAAACGTTTGTAGAGTTTACTTGTGTCCCACCAGAAGCAGTACTTATATTTGCTTTGTATGATAGGTGTAATCTACCTTGCTCAGACCAAATAACTTGGTCAGCAGCCATAGATTCTTCAGCTCCAACTTGTGCTAAGAAACCTGAGATAGTCCTAGGACCAAATACCTCAGCTTCTTTCTCCATTAGATCTGGTACATATTGTTGTCCCCAACCTGCATTTGATGCAGATGAAAGGTCTAGATAGTTTGTTGATAATGTTTGCTTTTTAGCAGCAGGCACACTATTTAAACTACCTCCAGGAGTAATTGCCATAATTTGTAATTTTTAAATTGTTATTTTTTATTTTTAATTTTGAATTTGAAATCACTAGAAGTTTCCCCTAATACTCTAACTTTAATTCCACTTGAATTCGTATTAGTACCCAATTCTTGTCGTGGATCCATATTTATGTTTTTAGCATTTGTTTCGCTTTGCTTTAAAGCGTCCGCCATGCCTTGTTCATAAAAATGTTTTGCTACAGTGTCAGGATTCATTGCGGTGAATAAAGATTTATGATAACCAGCTTCATCTGCTATTTGACCCTTTTTATCTAGAAACTTTCCGATAAAATTAGTAATGTCACTTTGCGTTTCTTTGGTCTTATTAATATCATTCACGTTAAATCTATAATTCTTATCACCGACGTTATATTCAAAACCTTTGAATTGGTCGCCAAAGAACTTGTTAGTTCTATTTAAGAAATGAGATTTAGCAGCTTCCTGCTCTTTTAATGTTTCTTGTGATTCGTTGTAGAAATTAATAGCTTCTTGTTGCTCACTAGTGAGTTTCGATCCACTTTTAATTTCGCTGTAATATTTAGACTTTGCACTGTCCAAGTGTTGCCTTGCTTGAGCAACGTGCTCCTTTAAGGCTAGTTTCTTTCTTCGTATTTCCTTATCATCATCTACTTCTTCGTCATAAGAAAATTGATCTTCCATAAGGAAGTTAATTTCTTCTGCGTTTAAATGAGGTTTTGTTTGCCTATAGTATTGGAGTAGTAAATCATCATTATCCATTTTACTATAATCTTGATTAAGCTTAACGTAGTCATTTAAATCACCACCAGTTTCCTCCATGAAGTCGACTAACTTTTGAACATTTTCAGGTAATGGTTTACCGGTTTCCATCGACTCCTTAATAGCTTCTTCAGCTACTTCAGCAACTTTTTCTGCTTTTGCTTTTTCAGTAATCTCTTCTAATACTGGAGTTTCTTGTGTTTCACTTTCCGGTTGTACTTCTTTTTGTTCTTGTGGGGTGTCGGTGTCTTTAGACTCTGTAACCACTCCCTTGTCGTTAGTGTTATCTTCTTTAGCTTCATTTTCCTCTGGTTTTTCTGGTTTACTTAAATCAACCTTAGTTATTGTTTCTTCTACAACCTCAGCTGATTGTTTCATTTTTGCTTTAACCTTTGTAACGTTTCCTTTTGTTTCATTACTATCTGGTTGTTTTTCTACTTTTTCTTTTACTTTTAACGAGCCAGTCTCGTTGTCCACGACTGGCTTTTCTTTTTTCTTTGCCATAATATAATATAATAATAGTTAATAAATTTTTAACGGTTTAAAATTCCCGAGTTCAACGGTCCATCTCCTGCTTCGAAATTTTGAGATGGTCTTTGGTTTTCTTTTTGATCAATCAACGCTGATTGTTGCGTTGCTTGTATTCTTGTTCTATCGTCCTTACGATTTTCAGTTAACAATTGAGCTGCTGATTTAGTCCTAGCTTCCAATTGTTTTAACTGCATGTTGTATTGGAATTCCAATTGCATTAATCTTTCTTTTATCGCAGCTTCTTGTTGTAACACTTGGCTTTTACCTTGTGTTTTAATCTCCTCTAATCTTACTTGAGATTTGATAGTAGCTTCTTGTTTTTTAATATCAGCAGCAGCTGCAGCTTCAGAAGCTTTAGCTTGAGCATCACCTTGAGCTCTAGTTTGTTCTAGTTGATTCTTTTGGTCTTGCTCTTGCTTCTTTTTTCTACGTAGTTTTAACAATTGATTAGCCAATTTAACATTTTTGATAGCTCTCAAATCAATAGCATCTTCTAATTCTATACTTTGCTGTGATAGTGCTGTTGCAATGTTTTGTTCTAGTAATTGCTTCTCTTCTTCATCTGGCTCTAACTCTAAGAATATACCAAAATCATATAAGTGCAACTCAGACATTTCCGCTAACGTAGCAACATTGTGAGCGCCTATGGATTCTATAAAAGCATCTCTTGTAGGTGAATATTCTATAATATCAGATATTCTTAAAGATAATTGTTCAGCAATTTCAGCGGTTAAATACATACCACTATTCAGTATATGTCTAGTTGCTGTGTTTGAATTAGCGGCAGCTAGCTTTTGAACACCCACTAAAGATCTTTCAGCTGGTGTAGATCCATCACTAGCTTCATTTAATCCAGTCACATCTCTTATCATTTGTAAATAATAATTGTAAGTCTGTATTAAACCTTGAACTTTATTAGCAGCACCTGCACCGTTATTTATTTCTTGAATAGGTATTTTTCCAGAATTTGGATCACCATCTTGAGTCATTGACCTACCAACAATACTACCAGTTTGGAAGAACATGTTTAAAGCTTCTTGTGGATTATAACTCGTTCCATTACCTAAGTCAACTTCAGCTAAACCATCTACGTCTAAGAAAACACCATCTGGTGTTAGTCTAGATAATACTTGTTGTATTTTTAAATGAGTTAATTGAATCATGTCAGCAAATCCAGTTATACGATTTACTAAAGAATCAATTCTTCCTTCATACATTCTAGGAGCCACTATACTGTAATTCATTTTTACTTTAGTATAATCACTTTTGGATCGCATCATATTTTCAGCTCTCTCCCATTTAATAAGTTTGTTAGCCCCGAGTATATAAGCTCCTTCATATAGACATTCTAGTGACTTGTGGATCTTATCATATCTATCATTTTTAGGTAACTTATCATCTTTTTCAATAGCTTTTTCGTTACCACTACTCATTGTTTTTAATTTATAAACCTCATTCATATAGGTTTTATAATTAAAATATAGTATATCTACTTTGTTATTGTCTGAATCAGCATTTCTAGCATTGGTCCCATAATAATTAGCATGTGTCCCAGAGCTACTATTAGATATTTCTTCTAAATCTTCATGTTTTAAATAAGGGAATTGCTTTTTAAGCTCATTAATAGGAATAGACTTTACTTCACCAACATAGTATATATCGTCAAAATAAGGAGATTCTGTATACGAGTAAACTAGATTAGCTGGATCCACATAATCTATAACAACTCCTTCCGAAGTGTTAAAGGTAGTTTTAGCAGCACCAATACCGCAAACAACTAAATCTCTATAAAATCTTCTTTTAATTAAATCATATTGATTACCTCGCATCAACATGTTGATAGCTTGCTCTTCAGCTATTTCGATAGCTTGCTTGTAATTAAGTTGCATGTGTAAAGATAATTCTTCTTCTGTTGCTGGTAAATCTTCAACTTTACTTTCTTTTGTCTCTAATGCAAAATTCTCTTTAACAAACTTATCGAATTCTTTCATCTCCATGTCCTTTTGTATATTCTTCATATACTGAGTTCTTTTAGTAACCCCAAAAGGATCTTGCGAATAAGCTTTTATATCATATAATCTTTCAGCAATACCATTGACAACTATATCTACAAATTTAGATATAATTGGAACTGGTGTCCAGTCTAAATTTAAATAGGACAAATCACCATTAATTGATAACTCATCCTTATATTTTTGTATTGATTGCTCACCTCTTGCGTACAATCTTAATTGATGAAATCTGGAAACATTATAGTTATGTCTACTACTATCACTATGTGACTTGGTGAACCATTCATGCTGAATCGCTTTTGCAACTTTCTCTCCATATTCAAAGCTCATTTTCTCTAAGTCACTAACAACTTGACTTGGAAAATGTCTATTTATAATTGATTCAGCCATCTTTAATTTTTAATTATTTTACTCATATTGCCATTTTGATTGTATTTAGCAAAATTTATATTTACTGGTGATCTCTCGATCTTAGGGTTTGGAGTATACAAATGCCTGTTGTTTGCCATAATAGCTAAACCAGAACTTATAGTTGCATCAAACTTTGTTCTTTTGTTTATATCAAACCTTGTCCAATCATTCAACAAGGAGTTAAAATATAAATCTCCAAATGTCCCATCTTGCTTCATACCCACATGATCTTGTATATACATCTCAATCGCAGCTGCGTGGGCTTGTTTAATGTCTTCTGAAGAGTTGGGTATTCCACCAACCTCCTTTTCTGCTACAGATAATTTATTCCAAACTTTGTCAGGTCTATTCATACTAAACCCCCTGTATCCTCTACGTCTCAAATAATACAAGAGACGAGGTTTATTGTTCTCCGCAAGTATAGGCATCCCATAAAAAACTAAAGCCATTAGAACGTCCTCAAAGAACATCTCGGCTGTCGGTGGTCTTGATAAGTATTCTAAAAAGAAACTATTAGCTGGAGCATCCTCCATACTAAACTTTGTTAAACCATGTAATGCTCCTTTTGATCCTCCTCCATCTACAGTTCCTGATATATCATAAGAGTCACAACCAAATGCCCCCATATGTTCGTTACCAGGATATTTTACACCATTTTTAAGAATCACTTTATTTTGCATGCGCTGAGGTGGAACCCAACTAACTTTAAATCTACCTTTTGGATCTGGATAATAAATCACTTGTGTATCCTTAATTCCACTCACCCATTGAAAGTTACCAGTTGTAACTCCTAATGATCTACCCATTTCCTCGTTATAATCTATTTGCTCGTATATTTTAATTAAATTAAATATACTTCCTATAGCCTCATCTCTAAACGCGTGTTCTGTAGTTCTTGGGAATTGACGGTAAAATTCGTTTAAAGCATCTTGATCATCTTTTAAACCATCTACTTCATTTTGCCAATTATCTACTACACCTACATCTATTAATTCGCCATCTGGGGCAAGCACATCGACGTCAGGAGTAGTGAATACTGGAAATCCGTGCTCGTCAATAAATCCTTCGTAGTTCCACTCCATTGGGATAAACAAAGAGTATAAACCAGATTTTGTCTGACCATTTCTATTTCTTTTAGTGACATCTGATGCATTGTATAGTTTTTTAAAATTATCTCCACCTTTGTCTAAAGCGTTGGAAGTTGAACCCATCATACACTTACCAACTATTCTACTACCTAATCTTAAACAAGTTTTTGTAACCCTCCAGTTGTTTAATATATTGTCAGGTCTTTCCCATTTACCACTTTCATCATGAACTAATAGATTTAACTTTTCACCATCATAACTATTGTCTCCTGTGTTTTTCCAATCTATAGTTGTATCTAACCCCTGTATATCTTCCAACTTCTCGTTCGCTGTAATTTTCTTTCTTGTAAATTTACTAGCAGGAACACGATAAGCAAGCTCGGATTTTGGGCGATCCATACCATCTTGTACAGGTTTAAAAAAGAATGGATAATTAATTGATATAGGAACAACTTTGTCCGTAAACATCTTCTTTGCATCCGCACCTGTTTTAGATAGTATACCATATCTACTATCACTTGCAAGAGTGGCTAAATTAACTGTTTCTGCAGACGACATGAAAGAAAATCCTGATCTTCTGTTCTTTAGGTAACACATACCGTAACATCTTTTATCTGCTTTACAAGCTTCCCAGAATATAAAGAACAATCTATTTGCCTCTCTAAAATCAGGCGCGCCAACGTCAATCTTACTCCATTGTAAGTACATATAGTGTGTGCCTACTATATAGGTTGGTTTACTATTATTCATAAACCAAAACCCTTCATCTCTTCTTTTAAATTCTTCGTCTATATAATCGTACCACTGTTCCTTTGATTCTTCTGGATATGTTTTCCAATCAAAAATATTTTTTAAACGCTCTAGTTCTTTAGGTTGTTCAAATCTTACCCATTTGTTTTTTTCGTGTTGGTACACTTGTTTGGGCACTTTAGGTAAAGCAATCCGCAAGTTTTGCACTTCAATAATCTCCCCAATTTGTCCAGTTTTTGATATAACGATAATATCATGTTCTTTATCATATCCATATTTCCATTTTTTACCTTTATTAAGTCGACTTATTGTTGTCCTTTTTACAGGTTCTATTGTTTTAACTAAACTTTGCTCGTACATTACTTAGATCTACCTTCTGCGAATCCTTTAAAGACTTTTTCCTTTCTCTCTTCAGGTGCTTTTCCCTCAAGCAAGTTTTCTTCTTCTTGGATTCTGTTAAGTATTTCGAATGCGTCAAATATAGCTAGTTTTTTAGTGGCTGCTGCATTCTTAAGTCTATCTGCTGATATATCATCGTCTGAATCAACGATCGCTTCCTTCGCTACTTTAATCAGCTCTTCAACTGCTCTGTGCCCAGCTTGGATTATATTCTTCTTCGTTTCCTTGATGTTCATATTTGATTGTAATAAAATTAGATAAAACTCGAAATAGTCTCTCGCCATCAAC